ACAGGAATACCGGAAGCAGGAACACAGGGAACCACAACACCATGGACTACAACACCGGAGACTGCAACACCGGGGACTGGAACGCCGGGGACTGCAACACCGGAAGCAGGAACATCGGGGACTGGAACACCGGACGCTGCAACGTCGGGGAATGCAACACCGGAAGCGGGAACACCGGGGACTGCAACACCGGGAATATGAACAGCGGAAGCTTCAATACTGGGGATTTTAACAATTCGTCTTTCAACTCAGGTTGTTTCAATGTAAAAGAACACAAAATTATGTTGTTCGACAAACCGTCAGATATGACCTATCAGAATTGGTTAGACTCAAAGGCCAGTGAATTACTGAGACAGATACCGAAGAGTGCTGTTGAATGGGTGAGTACAGACGACATGACGGATGAAGAAAAAGTAGCACACTCAACATATAAGACAACAGGTGGATATCTTAAGGAGCTTGATAAGTCTGAATGTTGTCAGATGTGGTGGGATAGTCTTGATATAGACGATAAAGAAATCATCAAGGCGATTCCAAACTTTGATCCAGATATTTTTTACGAATGTACTGGAATTAAAGTCGACTAACAAGAAACAGAGACTGACCAATTGGTTGGTCTCTCTTTTTGCCTCCGGTTGTTTTGTATGCGAAGAATCGAACCCATATTTAGGATAACAAAACAAATGAATACGAAAACAAAAGGAGGCAAAAAGTATGGCAAAGAAAAGATTGAAAGATATGACGGATCACAAAGTAATGAGTTTCAAAGAAGCTGCAAAAGCGTTAAATTGGACTCTCACAGAGGATGACGAAGTTTACCCAGTATCCTGTGACTGCGGTAACAGCAAAATTGAGTATACTGGAGTAATTGGTGTACAAAAATTAAGATGCGGTAATTGCGGAAAACAAATGTCAAGTCTGATTTCTTTGAATCCGGCTTGTCGTTCAATGTTTGACATCGAGAAAGATGAGGAAGGAAATGAGCGGTTCTGGATCATTGAAGACAAGAAAAAAGTCGATAATGATGAGGATCAGACAGAAACGATAACAGGCTGGCTTGCAAAGCAGGAAGATTACGGTCTCTGCAACCCACCAATGGACGCACAGAAAGCATTGAGTTTTCTGGCTGAGTATTTGGATATTCCGGAAGACACCATACCTGAAAACGAACAACAGACGAATACCTATATTGTTTGCAAAATCTTAGATAGATACAGCAAAAAATATAGAAAGGAATTGGAAAACAAATAAGAAGCAAACGAAAGAGCCTATTCCAATTTAGTGGAGTAGGCTTTTGTGTGCCTCCGGTTGTTTTGTATGCGAAGAGTTGAACCCATATTTAGAGTACAAAAACAAAGCATACGAAATAAAGGAGGAAAAGTGAAGTATGGAAAAGAAAAGATTACAAGATGTTACTGATTACAAAGTAATGAGTTTTAAAGAAGCTTGCAGATCGCTTGATTGGGATATCACAGAAAATGAATTTCTTACGAACAGAGACCGTTACGCAATATCATGTAACTGTGGTCACAGCAAAATTGAATACAGAAGTTCTTTTGGAGTAAAAGCAGCAAGATGCAATAACTGCGGAAAACACATAGTAAACTTAGTTTTCGCGATTCAGACGGAATTTCAGACAGAATCTTATCTATTTGAAGAATGTGAGAAAGATGATGAAGGAAACGATCGATTTTGGATTGCCACAGACAAAGCAGGTAATCTCAATAGAGTCCGTAACATTTCTACTCGTATCATTCCAAAAGCCGCATTCATTCAAAAGCCGTTAGATGAGGGGATAACAATAGAAGAGATCACAGAACTCGTCAGCAAACTCGAATGCGAACAGGTAATTCCAATCGAAGTGCAGGCGAACAGTAGTTGTGCTATTGGTTTCATTTCATTGGATGCTGCTGAAGAATTGAATTACGATTACGATAACCTGATTCGGAGTGTGTCTGAGGTAATCGAAGACATGGATAACGAAACAGAGTATGGAAACTACGATTTTGATGGATTTCCGGTATATATCGGATATTAGGAGGAGGAAACAATATGAAGAAATCAGAGAAAAACATGATCTTTCAGGAAGCTGCATTAATGTCAGATGAGAAACTAAAAGAAGCGTATTATGATTCTGTAGATGCTTGTCTCGGGAGCCAGGCAGAAATTATGGAAGATCGAGGATGGGATCCTGTAGATATTAAAGAACGTCGCCAGTATGAGAAGTTCCTTTCTGAGAAATCGGATCTTTTGGGATTCATCTGCGATATGAGAGGTATCAAACTTTGGGAGATAAGGAATCATAACTAAAAAAAAACAGAAGAGAGATTGCATTCATGTGATCTCTTTTCTTTTAGCCTTTACTTGACATATAACGTAATTGCGTTATAATGAACACAAAGGAGTGATAATCAATGAATGACCGTTTAAAGAAAAAAATAAAAGAAACTGGGAAAAGCATATATAAAATCAGTCAAGAGAGTGGAATTCCATATACAACATTGAATGAATTGATCAATGATAAGAAAAATATTAACAACAAAGCAGCAGAAACAGTATATAAGCTTAGTTTATATTTGAATTGCAATATAGATGAGATTCTGAACAACATTGCTTTTCTCGAAAACGGAAAAGGAACTTATCTTGGATATCGATATTATTGGAAAGTAACGAATAGTGGAATAGAGTTGCATATACTAGATAATAATGAAGATTTAATGCTGCTCACTCTAAAAAATATGTGTCAAGATTTATATGATTGTTATCGGAAACAAGTACCTGAAATGATGATTGAAGATTATGATAATGAAAAACGAGAATGGGAGGCATTGCTATGAGTCAATACGCATTAATGCATAAAAATGATGTTTGTGGAAGTCTAATTATCGATGACGAAACAGGGACTCTAAAAATATATAAAGACAACGGAAGTGGGTTATCACCGTTTTTGGGAAATGCAGATACGAGAAGAATGAAACATTGGTGGGAAGGGAGAGCTGTTCCTGCTTCTCGAAAAATGATGCAGGAAGTATTAAAACAAGCTGGATGTACGAATACAAAAATGTATCTGGCAAAAAATCTTGCTCTATCAATGACAGATTCTTATTGGATTCGACCACTGGATATGGATGTAAAATATGAAGATGTGAAGTTATCAAGTATGAATCCATTTTCTGACAATAAAGTTCCATATCACAATGCAACTTCTTATGATTCGAATGCCGCATTAGGTGGACAAATGGAAAAATATTGGGATATCGAAACACAATTTCCAACGCTTGTGAAAGAAAGTTATAAGTATTTTGGACAGCAGGCGATAAATGAGGCTTTTGCAACTTATTTGCATGATTTACAAGAAACGACAATCCCTTATGTTCCTTATCTTGCTGGACATACAGAGGATAATGGTCTTTATTGTAGATGCGATGCATTTACAAACGATTCTGTTGAATTAGTATCCGCATATGAAGTTATCGAAGGATCGAAATTGCAAAATGACAAATCATTATATGATAACTATATTCGGATATGTGCAAAATTAGGAATTGAAGCTCAAGAAATTAGTGATTTTATGGATTATCAGACGTTAACAGATTTCATTATCAGTAATACAGACGAACATCTTGGAAATTTTGGTATTCTAAGAGATTCAAACACAATGCAATATCTAGGTCCAGCACCAATATATGACTCTGGTAATAGTATGTTTTTCAAAGAATCATCAACGGTTCATACAAGATTAAGCTTATTGCAGCAACCAATTACAAGTTTTTACGATTCTGAAGAAAAAATGGTTAAGAACATAAAAAACAGACAGTTAGTAAATATAGATTTACTTCCAACGGTTGAAGAGACAATTGCTTTATATACATCATATGGATTTCCAGAAGAAAGAGCCATAACAATTGCAAATAACTATGCATTAAAGGTTGATATGGCTTACGAATTCGAAAACGGAGCAACGATATCAATGTACCATGAAAGACAAAAAGAATCAGAAAATATTCCAGAAACAAACAACCTAGAGGATAATACAGACGATTTTGATGTCGGAGAGGATTTATAGAGATCGCATTCATGTGGTCTCTTTTCTTTTGGTAACAATAACGGTATACTAACCATGGGATATAAAATTTTCATGCTGCTTTGTCGCAACACATATTTAGAATACAAATAAGAGAAGAGGAAAGGAGAAATGCTATGTTTGATGAGAAGAATATCGAACTTGACGAAAAGCATTCGAAAGAAAAGAAAAAGGAATACCTGATTAGAGACGACGAAGGAAATATTCAATTCGTGTATTCTATATACAGAAGACCAGAAATGGATATTATCTTTCCACAGTTCACTCCTGTATTAAGTACAGGGTTATTGCCTGTGATTGATATACTTGATGACAAAAAGGTTCTTACTTTTGAACCAAACCCGATTGGATCCGTCATTACTCAGTCATATTTTGGCAAGTTCATAGATGATTCTGTATTTGCGAAAGAAGCGGCAGAATACATTATGGATCACTTTGAGGAACTTTAACAAACAAGGAAAGACACTGCTTATTCAAGTGGCGTCTTTTTTTTTCTTGCCATACAGAGGGAGGTCTCCGCACATATTTATGAAAAATGAAGATATGGAGGAAACCATTATGAGTAGTGTAAATGACTTGTTGAAGGCAATTGCAAACAGAGATTATTCCCAGGAATATATTAACGAAGACATAAGTTTTGTAAACGAACGATTTGATAAGTTTCGGAAATACTTTAATGCAGTTTACGAACATGTTTACGGTAGCTCTACTGCGTTAACATTAGTTCACGGAGGGATGATGACACCAGAAGCCTATCAGGATATGGTCGTTAATCTTGATGGAAAAAGAAAACACGCACATGATATGGCAATCGCAGCCTGTGAACAGATCAATCGTCAGTGTGATATGTACGGTCTCGAACATCTGTGTCCGGAAGTCGAAGTCGATCCAATCAATAAAGAAAAGTGCGTAAACAGAGGAGAGATTGCAGATTTTGTTGGTCGATATGTGTATTCAGTATTTCAGCAGGGACGTGAAGGTAGAACTATGGATCAGCTGATCATCGACAATGAGATGAAATATGGTGACCGTCCGGCACTTGATGTTTCGTATGAGATTGCAAAAGATGCAGGCAGAAATCCAGAACACGCATACAATCCAGGCGACATGGATCAAAACGCATACGAAGAATTCGAATACAAAAATGGAGTTACCAATGACGATGTTGGTGGGGATTCTACGGAAGACGTCGAATATGATGACGATGATTTTGGAGAATTATGACGAGTTTCCGCAATTTTGAGCCTTATTATGGTATATAATATTATGGAAGGGCGTAAATGAGGCTCGAGAAAGGTGGAAACGAAATGATTAGTGTAAATAACTTGATTACGGCAATTATGAACCGAAACTTTGACCGCGATGAAATTGAATCAGATATTGCATTCGTAAATGCGCGGTTTCATATGTTACAAACCTATTTTGACGCGGTTTATAAGGAATCGTACGGGCGTTCTATAGCGTCTACATTGACAAAAGAGGAACATATCACTCCGGAACGATATGCAGTATACATTGAGGAACTCGAATCTAAAACAGCAGATTGTTTGGACACGGCAATCGCAGCCTGTGATCAGATAAACAAAATGTGTGACCAATATGGGCTGCAACATCTGTGTCCGAACGTGGAATACGACGAGAGGCATGGAAATAAATGTGTAAACCGAAATGAGATTGCAGATTTCATCGGTGATTATATGTATTCTGTATTCGAACAAGGACGAAAAGGCAGAATAATGGAACCGATTGAGACAGAATAAGACATAGAAACCAGAGACCAGCAGGAATGTTGGTCTCTTTCTTTTTGTTTTCAAATTAGTTTGGCTCCCAGAAAACCATATTTAGAGTAATAAAAAACATATTCAAAACAAGGAGAACAAGGAGGATTAACATGAAAATTGGAATCACAGAGTATGGGGATGCTGGCGTCGACTTCAGATGGGAAAACAAATTAAAGGAAATCGATGGAGTCATCCTTATAACAAAGAACTTAAACGACACATTCATCAAAAAGGTTTTAAACCACATGAGTGAGATCCCGATCGTAGTGCATTGTACATGTACCGGATGGGGACACACAAGAATGGAACCAAATGTTCCGGACTACAAACAGCAGCTTGCACAGATGAAGAAATTAATTGAGTCTGGATTTCCGGCAAGCAGAATGGTATTGCGTATTGATCCTATTTTCCCAACTGAGAAGGGTGTCAAGCGAGTTTCCGAGATGTTAAATTACTACCATTCATTAGGTTTGCCTGAAAATGAGATCCGATATCGTATTTCAATCGTGGATGAGTATCCGCATGTACGGGAACGTTATAAAAAACTTGGATTCACGCCGATGTATGGTGGAAGTTTCTATCCATCTGATGATCAGCGTAATCTTGTCGGAAACGCATTAAGTGAGTACCCTTATCAATTTGATACATGCGCAGAGGACATACTCGCATATAAATTCCCAGCCACATTCCGGATTAAAGGATGTATCAGTACAGAGGACCTGCAGATTATGGGAATTAAATATGATGGTACATTTCCTGAGAACCCACAAGGAAGACACGGATGTCATTGTCTTGCCTGTAAAACGGAACTTTTAACACCAAGAAAGAAATGTCCTCATAACTGTCTGTATTGTTTTTGGAAAGATTAATAAGGAGGAAACAATATGAAAACACTTGGAACTTGGACAGGAAGCAGAGACATCGAAATCGTAGAGGTCGAAGGGAGACCGATCGCTCTCAGTGGTTGGAATGGAGAACAGTATTTACAGTGCTGGGAAGTAGACGAAATCATTTCAGGAACTGGATTTGGCGTAAAAGAAGATGGACTTTGTGTCCGACCGGTTTACAAACAGATCGACAACGATGAATGGAAAATCATTGGATATGAGTTCTGTTAACGAAAACGAATGGTTGTAAAGTCAACTACCCATCACTAAAGTGAC